AAAAGAAAGCCATTAACTTATGGCCAGGTGATCTTATTGTTTATAAAGGCGATACGTTAAATCATTGGCGTGATGCGTATCAAGGTCAAAGACAAACACAAGCATTTTTACACTATGTAGATAAAAACGGCAATTACCGTGACTATAAATGGGATCATAGACCATATATTGGCACAGCGGCAAATTCAAGGAAAACAAATTGAGCACATTAAAAGAATTGACAGCTGATGTCCATGCAGAAGCAGAATCTCAGCCATTTATAAAATCCGTATTTGCTGGTAATGTAGATAAAGGCAAATACACAAGTTACATATATCAATTAACTCATGTATATGGTCTGATGGAAATATTATCTAACAACCATGCTTTATTTGAGGGAATAGAAAATCTTAAAAGAGCAGATGCCGTGCAAAAAGATTGGATGGAACTTTGTGAGGATATCGGTACTACTGTATTTACAATCAACGAGTCCACTCTTAGATATCTACAATATTTAGATAGTATTAAAGATGATCCTAAGAAGTTATTGGCCCATGTATATGTCAGACACATGGGAGATATGTTCGGAGGACAACAACTGGCTAAGTTAACTCCCGGCAACGGTCATTTGTATAAGTTTGAGGATATCCCGTCACTTGTGAGAGCAGTAAGGTCTAAATTAGATATATCTTTAGCAGATGAATCTATTATAGCATTTAAACATAATATTGAGATGATAAAAGATTACAATGATTGAAATTCAACAGAGTAGGGTATGGGATACTTTAATAGAAATACAACATCTATTAGAAAAAAGTTTCAATGCAACAGGTAAAGAAGTATTTGAACCAGGCATGAATAGATTTAATCAGCCAGGTTGGGTTAATCGTGTTTGGACCAGCGAATCTTATCGCAGGGCACACGTTGATGTTGTTGATGCCAGAGAAACCAAGGGTCTTTGGATGATGCATTGTTGTGTATTTCCTCATACCCACAATCCTGCGCCTATTTTTGGATTTGATGTTATTGCGGGCAAGAACAAGATCACTGGTTGTTTTATTGATTATAGTCCAACAGGTGATATGGAACATCCTATGATAGAGTACTTTGGTGAAGAAGTTGGTCGCTATGAATGGAATAAAAAGCGCAAACTACCAGAGTGGGCAGAACTCATCTTCAGCGAACACATGGTTGCTGCGGGTAATGTCAGTGACGAAAACGAATTAACACAACTTACAAGTTTGGCACATATCCTAGTTAATCATTACTTGAAAACAGTTGCCGAAACTAATAACACTGCCAACAATACCTCAGAATCACAAAATTTCTATTGTGAGAATCAAAAGAAAAATCCGCATACACCTAAAGTTATGGTTAGTTTAGGACTTTCAGAAGAAGACGTACAAGTGTTTATTCAAGACTGTTTGTTTCCTGAAATTGTTTAATAATAGTATTGACAATTCAGTCTTTTGCTGTTATAATATAAAATACAATTACGTAGGCCCCAGGAAAAAGTATGAGTGAAGAATTACAATACATCTTAACAGATAGTTTAATCATAACTAAAAAGTTTAGATCCCCAAACGAATTTTCACTTTATATAGAAGGAAAAGTTGCGGCACAGGATATTAGTTATATGGAAGCAATAATTCAATATTGTGATGAAGTAGATATAGACGTTGAATCAATATCGAAATTAATAAACCAATCTTTAAAAGACAAAGTACAAATAGAAGCAGAAGACGGCAACTATTTTAAAAAGAGAGGGAAGTTACCCCTGTGATTATGGATGAATACTCAGTGTATAAAATGTATATTGCTTTGAAGTTACATTTTACTACCGAAAATTATGATGTCATTGCTCAGAGAGGTAAAGTAAGAGCAAGCCGACAAGCTTTCGCAAAACGCAAAGACTTATATTCAATTAAAAAAGTATCCAAGACATATTCAGATGAAGAAGTAGCTAATTTCCTAGTTGCTAATTTTACATCAGGAGATCGTTGGGGAGGCTTGTTTGATTCTGAAGCAAGTGATCGTTATGCCGAATGGAAAAAACGAATAGAAAGTTTATCCTATATTTTTACTAACGATTTGGATAACTTAATAGAGGATCTTGAATCAGATAATAAACATTTTGACGATGCTTTTAAAATCACAAAAGCACAGCATCCATATATAATTAAAGCATTTCTTAGAAAAACGATAACACTGGAAACTTTAGTTATATTAGAAAAGGTTAATCCCTTTCTAATACACTTTGACACAGACCTCAGTAATGACATTATGTGGCCAGATATATCAAGACTGATAAGAAAATACAAACCATTTTTACAGTTTGATAAGGAAAAGTTTAATGGAATACTTAGACGAAGAATTGGACATAACATCGCAGAAGATTCTGCGTCTTGAGAAAGAGATTGAAGTGACCAGGGAATTATTAGGACAAACTATTGAGTCATTAAAAGAGACTCAAAGGTATCTGGTAAAATTGGCATATAATCAGGCAGACGTTACACGCAAGGTCTCTCATTGGCCATTCATTGCAGTTTCGTCAGAGAAAGATAATTGATAGGAGTTTTTAAAATTTCAAAATGAGCAAGAAAAGATATAATGAAACCGAACGGGACAAAGAAACAAAGTTTCGGGCAATTAAGAAGAAAAATGCTATAGACAAGCATAAGAATCTTATATATAATATTGCATCAGCTAAGAGATTAGATGATGACAATGGAGAGTTAGATTATGATTATGCGACAGTACTCAAAATCAAACGACGTTAATACTAAACATACAATTTATACACCGCTAATACGAAAGGCAAATTATGGCATTCACATCACTATCTGATCTAAGAAAATCCCGCGGCGGATTTGACTCCCTCATGAAAGAGGTAGAAAAGATCGCAAACCCCCAAGCAGAATCACGTGGCGCAGATGATCGCTTCTGGTCTCCAGAAGTAGACAAAGCAGGCAACGGTTATGCTGTCTTGAGATTTTTACCTGCACCTAAAGGCGAAGATTTGCCTTGGGTTAGAGTTTGGAATCATGGATTCCAAGGTCCAGGTGGAAAATGGTACATCGAAAATTCTTTAACTTCTGTAGGTAAAGCAGATCCTATATCTGAATATAACACAGAACTTTGGAACTCTGGTTCTGAGGCAAATAAAGAAATTGCTCGTAAACAAAAGCGCAAGCTAAGTTACACAACCAACATCCTTATTGTTAAGGATCCAGCTCATCCAGAGAATGAAGGTAAAGTATTCCTTTATAAATTTGGTAAGAAGATCTTTGATAAGATTAAGGACATGGCTGAGCCACAATTCCAAGATGAAAAACCAATCAATGTGTTTGACTTCTGGGAAGGTGCCAACTTCAAATTGAAGATCCGTCAAGTTGAAGGATATCGTAATTATGATAAGTCAGAATTCGAAGCAGCAAGTAATATTGCTGAAGATGATGCTGATATTGAGAAAATCTGGGCTAAGCAACATTCATTGACACAGTTCTTGGATGAAAAGCATTTCAAGTCTTATGACGATTTAAAGAAGAAATTCGAAATGGTTATGGGATTGAATGGTGGAGCTGTTCCCGGTAAGCGTGCTGAAGAAATTGATCTTGGCGAACAAGTATCAGCTCCAAAGCAAAGCTTTGCACCAAAGACAGAAAAGGCACCCGTTAAGGCGCCTGCTAAAGAAGTAGATTTTGAAGATGACGAAGAGTCATTGTCCTACTTCGCAAAATTAGCTGAAGATTAAAATATCTTCTTTTAATTAGACCCCGCTTCGGCGGGGTTTTTACTTATGCGGCATCAAACAATCTAGCATTGTGTCTAAAATAATCATTTACCGATGTGGATGTAGTTCTAGGTCTAGCAGAAGCAAATGCTATAGAAGACCCCGAATCTGTTACACTATTATTAGTATTGTTTATAATAACAGGCGCACCCTGTGTACTACCGTTTGCCGCTAGTTCGGTTCGTTGATTCGTAACGTCGTCCATCATTCCCATTTTATCATTTGTCTTTGGTTTAACATTTTTTATATTAAAGTCGGGATTATTTGAAATATAATTTTGATTCTTTTCTAAATAATCCAAAATCTCTTTATTTTTAGGTAAAGATAGATAATCTGGATCTTGCATATTAGGATCATTATAATATTTTTGCGCCCATTTGAGAGCATTTGGATCTATTTTATCTGCTCTTCTCTGCAATCTACCTTCAGTATATCTTCCGCCCGTCTTTTTATCTGCCGCATTTCTTTCAGATTCTGCGCTTGCCATTATATTATCAATATCAGTTCTTCTTGGATCTAATTTAGCAGCAGCAGTTCTGTCTTCTTTTGCTTTTTTCTTTTCTTTGGCAGCATCTAGTGTGGCTTGGTCCTCATCGCTGATACCATATACATGTTCAGCCAATGCATATCCTGCGCCTAATATTCCAGCACCCTTTACTAACTTGCCTGCGGTACTCTTTAATCCAGCTGTTGCTCCGGCAGCTGCAGCTGTGCTTGCGGCGGTTGCGGTAGCAGCACCAGCTGTTGCAACAGGTGGTGGGATTTTAGATGGGGTAGGTATTAATGAGGGTAACCCAATACCTTTTAAATTAGAAATAGATTCATCTAATTGATCAAATCCCTCTGCTAAACTATCCTTTAGAGTTTTTCCTAATACATCAAAATGCGGTTTTAAATTTTTTCCTACAGATACACCTATAGAATCAGGTAATTTTTTCTCAGTAAATTTAGTCTCATCATTTGCTGCAGCAAATGCAGTATCGTTTGATGCCATTAGTGTAGGTTTTAATTTGCCGGAGTCAATTTTTAACTTTTTATTATTGTTTTCTTTTTTATCTGTTTTTGGCTTTTCAGTATCTTCTATTGTAGTATTATTTTCAGGTTGTTCTGCATTTTGAAGATTATCTTTTAAATCATTTATACTAACAAATGTTTTGTTAGCAATAGTTTGTAATGCTTTGGTATGCTCTAACATCTGTTCCTGATACTTAGATGTTGTTACCATATTATTCAGTATATTTTTCAATACGTCTTTTTCATCCTTTGATGTTTTATCTTTATTATTTAATGATGGTTCTTTGGATTTATCTATAGGTTTTGCTTTATTTTCCTTAAACATACCCGTAATAAATTCGTTTAAACTATCCGAAAACTTATCAAATGCTACACCCGGAACATCTTTTACTCTGGTGTCACCTTTAATTTCTGTCTTGTCTTTTTTACTTCCCTTTTCTAATCTTTCATCAGATCTCATCTGCCTTGTTACTTTATCTATCAAAGTTTCCAAGACTTTAGTCTGGCGATTTATTTGATCGCCTTGTTGTTTTAGATTATCTAAAACAGTTCTATCTGCGACAGTTAGTGATTGTGGGTTCGTAGGTAACATTATTGATTATTCCTGAAATTCTTTTGTTTTATTTTCTCATTTTCTTCATTGATCTGCGTAATAATTAACGATATATACGTGTCTCTTTCCCATGGTATCATATTTTCTATGTCTGTAAGAGAGTAACTATATTTAGTTATCAGAGTGGAATTTAACGTAAAATAGTTTAAAAGGCCCTCATGGGAAAGGGTCAGACGAAAAAATTTTGCAGACCCTCCAAAGTCATTGTATTATGTGTTCCACATTTATCGCAATCTTGTTCTATATGTTGTACCAATTTGGGCATAGTTAGAAAGAAGTTTTCTATCATCTCAAATTGATTCTTTGAAAAGGAATTTACAAATTCTAACAGTTCTTCTGCAGTATAATCGTTATATATCTTATCTTCAGTATACACTGCCTTTATACAAATACTTAGTAATTCTACTATCCTATCAGATTTAAAATTTTGATAGATATCAATCATTTCGTTAAACTTAGGATATCTCATTTCTAGAATAATATTGTCTGTTAGATTAATCTTGGAAGAATGTTCTGGAGATTTTTCTACAGTTGCTTTTGTCAAATCTAAATCTAATGATATTTGATTATCACAATTATTGCAATTTAATAATAGATTTGTTATTTCACCTATTGATTTTGCTCGCATATTTAAAAAGATATATTCTATATCAAAATTTGCAAGTGTATCCATTTTTAATTTATTAAATGTACATGCATCAACTAGTTGCGTAACAACACGATTAATCTCAGAATTTTCTGCATCCAACGTTGTTAGTAATATTTTATATTCTTTTACAAGAAATGGTCTGAATGTTATTTTCTCTCCGGTTGAGGGTAAATTCAATTCATAAATTGGGGTTTCTAATTTTGGTAAAGCCATAATGTTCCTTTATTATTGCGGACTCTCTGTAAGTAACCATCTACCTTCTTTGTAGATGTCTCCTTGAAATTTAACGATCCTGTAAGCAAAATTTACAGTTAATTTATGTACAGAATTTTGTGCAGTAGTATCTAACTCAATTAGACCTATATTTCTAGGAAAGGCATCTTCAAGTCTTATAAAATATCTATCGTCTTCATCTTCAACGCTTTGTAACTTTCCTACAACATCGTCTAACTCAGTAGTACTAGTTTTGGTTACTTGGCTTATATCAATACGCGTGGAATACTTAGTTTCTTTTTCATCATAGTATGCATTAAATTCAAGGGGATTAATTATTTTATTCATCCACAAATCAAAATAAGATTTAATATTCATTTGGCTATCTACTAAAAAAGTCAATTGGATTCCTTCTCCACCATAATCTATACTATATGGTCTTTTATAAGTTGGTCCAGTGATTCTCAACTCTCGAACTCCTATATTAGTTGCGGGAAAAGATGCTGATTGACAAAATAATGTTAACAGTGGTGGCATTGATATGGTGCCTGCTACATCTCGTATACACGGCGGAGTAGATATTTCTACATTAAATGAATTAGTTTTTGCTAAGCCGCGGCCGTTTACCTGGCTTATAAAGCGTTCTAACGATGATGACATTATTGTTACCTATATTTTCTTAGTTGTGTCTCGCCAAACTTTAGCTTTTGACGGATCGTTTCCTGAATCTGATTTAAATCTTTCAACCGGTAACATAGATGCAGTAATCCAATCTGTATAATTTATTTTTAAAAATCTCGATCTTAAGTGAGAACTTAAGTAATGTTTAACACATGCTGTTGCTGCTAAATACTTGGATGAACTATTTAATATTTGCCAAGATATTTGTATTCTAGTATTCTCATTTATTCTTTTATCTAATGTCAATTTATTTAATTCACCCAACAAATTGAATCTAGCTAGATACGGTAAGTAGTGGAGATTAATGCCTAAAAAACCATCCTTGACAATCTGAAAGGGTAATACTAAAGGAACCGCATCATAATAAGGCAAAGTCTTTTTAAGCTTTGGATCATACATAAACAAATACATCTCACCTGGACGTATATTCGAAGTTAATTTTTCATTTCTCAGTAATTGAGTACCGGATAAGTTAGAACCAAGATTTTTAACTTGTTCTCTATACCAATAGTATGACTTCTGAGCATCGCCCGCTTTCATACTAACAGTTTGAAATACGTTATCAGCCATTTATTAGTCCTAAATCTTTTTCGGTTAATACCATAAATTTCATATTTCTATCCTGACAAAACTCAAATGCTGCCTTCCATTTTGCTTCATTTACACCATACTGAAAGACTTCATCTATAAATGCTTTTGTTTTCCTTGCAGGAATTGTAGGGGGTTTAGTGAATCTTTCGGGTTTTATTTCTATTAGATATTTCTGTAATCCGCCATTTTTATCCATCACTTTAATATAAAAGTCTACAAAGTATCTGTGTACCTTTTTATCCAATGGGGAAATATATGGTACGATTACTGTCTCGGAACCCCATTCCTGTACAGAAGTATTGGAATCACACCACTTCATAAAGCGCAATTCCCACAAGGAACGATATACAATATTATTCACATCACCCTTGTATTTCGAAGGATTCTTGGTTCTAAACTTGCCCTTATAGGTTTTGGTGTATAACATTTAATATAAATAATAATGATCCAACAATATTTATATAGAAATATATGCCAATAAGCACCAGACAAGAAGCAGAAGCTCTAATTAAAAGATGGAAGAATCAAAATCTTTCTGATTATAATGTAAAAGCTATGGAATATCCGGATGGATTGAGAGTAAGAGAAGACTTACAGAATTATGTTGCGTTCTTTATTAATACTAGAGATAAGGCCAATAACGGAATACAGAATAATCCGGCAGAACATTATTTGAGTGAAGATAAACAAAAAATAGTAAACCAGTTAAATAATTCTGGCACTAAAGTTACTCAAGATGCTATCGCAGCAACAGGCAAAACGATATATGATAATTTAGAATATCTTGTTCCCGCGGCGGCTACAGCAACTGCTATAGGAATGGGAGTAAAAATAAAAAATATTCCTGCAGTATTATTAACAACTGCAGCTGCTACCCTGGGGGTTAGTCTTAGCAAGGAATCTATTGCGAGCTTACCTTTATTTAGCAACGGATCAACATCTCGATTGAAAAATGTTATAACATTACACATATCGGAAAAACCTGTAGTTTCATATGGTGTAAATTATGCTAATAAAGATTTGGGTGCATTAGCCGGTTTATTATTACAAGGTTCTGCATTTGAATCACTAACAGCTGCGGCAACAAACCCAGAAGTACAATCAAGAATAATAGCAGAACTTGCAAAAATTCCATCTTTAAAATCTGGAGGGGGCGTAATATCAGATCTTATAGAATTGGGTTCAAGACAAAAAACAAACCCTTTTAGAGAAGTATTATTTGAATCTGTAGATTATAGAACATTTCAATTTAGTTATAGATTTTTACCTAAAACTGAAAGCGAAACTAAAAAAATACAAAGTATTATAAGTACATTTAAAGAAAACATGCATCCCGAAATAACACAACAAAAATTATTTTACATATACCCCTCGGAATTTGACATCAAATATTTTTATAAAAATAAAGAAAACAAATATTTACACAAATTTGCACGGTGTGCTTTAACGGACATGGTAGTAGATTATGGCGGTGATCAATTTGTTACGTTTAATGATGGTGCACCCGTTGAAATAGGTATGACACTTAAATTCCAAGAATTAGAACAAATGACTTCAGAGGGAATAAAAAATTATGGCTACTAATTTCTTTGAAAATTTTCCAAGAATTGCCTATACTTTAGATAATAGTGAGACCGAGCAAATAGTAAAAGATATATTTAAAAGGGCAATACTAGCTAAAGAGTTTCAAAATAACAATTCTTATTTTGAAACATATGAAATTCTTGGGAGTGAGACTCCGGAACAGTTATCTTTTAGATTTTATGGAACACAAAATTTACATTGGTTAATATTACTTACAAATAATATTGTAGATCCTAGATTTGAATGGCCACTTAGTCAAGATAATCTTATAAAGCAAACACAGGCAAAATATGGATCTGAGAGAGATATCTTTACTGTTAACAGGGCAGTAAATACAAAAGGTTATCAGGTTGAGACATTCTTTATTTTGCTAGAAGATTCCACACATAAAAATCCAAAAAGATTACTCATAGAATCTCCTAATGATTTAGGTATTAATACGCCAATCGCATATAAAGAATCAGAAATAGGGACAGATTTTCAAAGCAATTATGAAGTAGAAGAATTCAGAAATGAAAGTTATAGGTTGATTAAAGTATTAAAGGCAGAGATTGTTGAACGAGTTCTTACAGATTATAATACATCTATAAATCAATAATGTCCCAAGAAATATTACAAGCCCCCGGTCAAATAGAATTAAATGAAATTAAATTAATCTCATTTAATAAAGGTACCTATATAAATCTTTTAGATTATTTTATTGAAATTAATCTTTATGAAAGCGTATTTGATCCTGTAGTTACAGGTTCAATTTTATTATCGGATAGTAGAAATTTAGCTTCATTTTTTCCCTTAGTTGGAGATGAATATCTTTTTATAAATGTTAAAACTCCTTCTCTTACAGATAAAGATAGTATCTATAAAACTTTTAGAATATTTTCTGTAGAGAATAAAAATTACGTTAAAGATGGTAGCACAGTAATATATGAATTAGGTATTATGTCGAGTGAGGGGTTTAATGACATATTAAACCCAATATATAAATCTTTTGAAGGAACTCCCTCTAAAATAATAAATGATATTTTTATAGATTATATACAAGCTAACAGAAATATTCCGTTAGGAAATTCAAATGTACCTTCATTAAAAACACCTTTATATTTTTTAGAATATCCTAAAAATAATATAAAATTTATTAGTCCCGGTTGGACCCCTATACAATGTATTAATTGGTTGGCGGGTAAATGCTTACCAAATACTGGCAAAGCTGCAAATTTTTTATTTTATGAGACAACCAAAGGGTTTTATTTTGGTAGTATGAATAATATACTAACAAATTTAGATAAATTTTCAATAGGTGAGTATGTTTATTCTGAAGCTTATATAAAAACATTAACTGTTGATGAAAAATATAAAGCAATGTATGCCATAAAATCTCTATCAATTGAAACTGCAGTAAATCAATTGGATAATAGTAGATTGGGATATCTTGCAAGTTCTTTGATAGATATAGATGTTTATAATAAAACATACGAGATAAAACAATATGACCACGTAACTGAATTTGAAAAATATGCACATTTAAATAGTTCTGATTCATATCCTATGTTTGATAAAAGTATATTAAGAAATCCTTTTTCATACGGTAAAATTAATTATAGTACTCCAAAACTATTTACTAAAATAGAAAATAATTTTGATCAAATACCCAAGGTTACTTTTGGTAATAGAAGATCCAATTTACTTGAATTGAATAATTTTAAAATGGAAGTTGTTATTCCCGGAAGAACAGACGTTGAAGTAGGTAATACTATAAAAATAATTTTCCCTAAAGGTGAACCTGGTGCTTTAACATCTCAGGATAAAACAAGTTCTAAAAGAGATACAGCATATACTGGATATTATTTAATAACAAATTTATCTCACAAAATTAATCCAAAAACACATTATATTACTATGAATGTTATTAAAGATTCTTTTTCGGCTACAGAATATAATAAGGCTAAACAATGATATTCGGTAATAATGACCTCGTTTGGTGGACAGGCGTCGTTGAAGATCGAGACGATCCTGAAAAACTAGGTAGATGTCGAGTAAGGGTATTTGGATATCATACCGGAGATACTTCAGAATTGCCTACATCAGATTTGCCCTGGGCGTTACCAATGCAATCTATTACTTCTGCAGCAACGTCAGGAGTAGGATCTACCCCAGTAGGCATTGTACCTGGAACTTGGGTTGTTGGTTGGTTTATGGATGGGGAAGAAGCACAGCGTCCATTGATTATAGGAACGCTTGCAGGAAAACCTACCCCGAGTACTGCATCATTAACCAAACAAACTCAAGATAACTCTATAAACAATGTTGTAAAAAGTTCTGACGGTAGGCCATTGGTTGATCAAGATAATAACTATGTAGTAACAACAGAAAAAAATAACAAACCAAATTTGGGTCCGTTGACGCAATCAGATTTAGATATATTTCTTAAAACATTTTCTGATAAAGTATCTGGTGGAGATTATACTAAAGAAAGTTCCGCAGGCGAATTAGGTAAATATCAGTTAAGTATAAATGCATTGGTTGATCTTGGTTATGTTAAAAGATGTCCAGAGGATATAGTATTATCTACATGGACTTCTGATTCTGATAATTGGACAGGCAAAGATGGTATAACAAGTAAAACAAAATTTTTAGAAGATACGGTAATACAAGAATCTGCAGTTGTTGCTGCATCTAAAAGTAATTATAATACATTATTAAGAATGGGAAAAGTTACTGACCAAGATGCATCTAAAGATGTTGCGGGATTACTAGCAACATCCTTGGCAATGGGAGTTACGAATGCTGATAAATTAAATAAAAAAGACGCAAACGGAAAATTAGCCAAAGATTACTTTATTGCTGTAAATGCAGCATTGGGTGGCACAATAAGAGATTTTGAATATAGAATGGATCCCGCAGGCAATTATTTGCCTAACACAAATAATACGAATTTAACCAATGCTGCTTTAAAC